ATTCTGCCAATCGATTCTTAATGGTAGCCAAAGACAACAAACCTTGCGCATACTGAGAAAACAAATTAGCGGAATACGAATAAAGCTGCATCTGTTGCTGAGCAGGCAAATACTTATTCATAATCTCCTGTGCTTTACCTTGTAAACCAGTAAGAAAAGCCTGAGCAGCTGTAAGCTGAGTCTGGGTACGAAGACCTGCAAGTTCCTGACGGGACTTACTTAAATCCGTAACAGCCTGCTGAGGCGCATAAAGATCACGAAGATTTCTGTAAGAAGGGTTCAAGAACTCATAACGACCATCAATCAAACTTGCTATCTGAGCTTTGCGAAAATCACTGCCGAACTGAAGATCAAAAGTATTTTGAATATCCTGTCCTTTAGCCTGATTAGCTAAAAGCTGATTCTGATAGTAAGAATTAATAGCATCGCCAATAGAACTGAAATCCATATTGAAAGCAGCAGGAACCTGATTAGGCATTTCGGCGGTAGGATTACCTACACCGGAAACACCGGCAGAAGTAACACCAGTACCTGCTGTATTACCATCAAGTCCATTCATGTAAGGATTATATCCGGCCTCTTCAAGGCGGGCACGCTGCGCGGCCGGAGAATTATATTCGTTTTCACGATTCCACTGATCCAAATTCCACTGGTTCTGAGCATCACGTTCAGAGGTCTGCCACTCACGATTAATGGCTGCCTGTTCGGCATTCCATTGATTGTTCATCTGGGCAATCTCCTTCTGACCTTTGTTATAAGCCTTGGCAGCACGCTTATTCATGCTGCCATTAAAAACAGAACCAAGAAGTCCGGAACCACCTTTAATAAGTGCGGCACCAACAAGCGGGCCCATTATTCAGTAGACTGAACAGGTTGAGAATCATCAGGAACCTGAGAAGCAATAGCAGCCGCTTTAACCTCAGCAACCATATCCTCATACTTCTGATCAAGACCAGCCATCCAAGCATCAACTTCGGCAGGAGACTGAAGATAACGAGACTTCAAAGTAGAAATCAATGCATCATCATCCAACTTTTGCTTATAAGGAGATCGAGAAGGCTGAATAGAACGAACAATATTCAAATAATTCTCTTCACCAATCTGATTGCGAATGCGCTCAGCATTCATAAGCAAATTGACGTCAGAATTCATGTGAACACAACCATCTTCATCAGTATAAAACCGAAGAGACTCTATAGGTTGAACAACAACAGCAATAGCTGAAGACATTCCAGAAATAACAAAAGTTTCACTTTTACTCATAACAAACACATTTAATAAGGCATACCATCATAGTCGAAATTCCGGACAGCCTTGACATCCAGATAAAGAGAACTCAAGAACTGATCAGTATCCATCGAACTATCAGCCTTAAGTCTAAAAATACTATCCAAAACAGACGGATTCACTTTAAAGAAACCATAATTCAACGAATAAACAGGAGTAGATTCACCAGGGAGAATGGTAGAAGATACCCATTTAGAAAGATACGTAGGATCAAGCGGAGCAACCCAAGATTTTAAAGTAGAACGGAAAGCTCCGTATACCTCATCATAGTCAGTCTTTAAATCGATAAAACGCGGAGTATAACCCATAACCGAACCTGTAGGATCAGAGGTAAATGCAGCGGTCTTGTAATTAAAAAACCGACCAAAATGAAGTGACTGCATGCCAATACTATCAAACTCCGGAAAAGGAAGATCAGCAGTATTAGTGTACAAAAGATCCTGAGGCTGACCAGTAATCACATAATCCAAAAGAGGAACAATATGATAAATAGCCATCAAAATACCATATTCGTCAGAAGAAAAAGAAGTTCCACCTTGACCAGTACCAACACCTTTACCTTTAATATTAGCTTCAGTTTCTGTATCAGGACCCAAAAAAGTATTGACTACCTCAGAAATATCGATATTAGAAGCAGAACCTCCAATGCGGAAACAAGTATCAGACAAAGCAGGAGACAAACTTACACCAAAATGCGCATAAATCTGATCGCGGGCAGTCTGATCAGCAACCTGAGAAACTTCGCGGTAACGCTGAACAGCTTCAGCCATACGAAGCTGAAGAACAGAAAAAGAAGCCTGAAGAGAAGGATTAGAAATAACAGCTCTCAAAACAGCATCAGTCTGAGGCGTACGAGCAGGCCTCATATTAAACACTCCGGGCTCAGTAGTACCATTCATGGCTATCAATCCGGTAGCATTGACATTGTCAACAGTAACACCAACAACATCACCAATGAGATTAGGCGAAGCAGAGGATGTAGGTAAAATATCCACAACAGAAACATCACCTAACTGGGAATTAGGCATAACACCCATAAAAAGGTCTTTCGGCCAATTAGCATAACGAAGAGTTAAAAGATTATTTTTCTCGATATACTCACGAACTTGATTAAGCCCAATAGAAGCAAAAACATTACCACCTGAATACCAATCAAAATTGTACGTATAAGGCTCATTCTTCTCCCATTGAGAAAACCTAAAATGATCTGCATAAATCTTCTGATAAGCCGCAAGAGGCAAAATGTTTAAAGCATAACTACTATTATAAGCACGCAAAGAAAAATTAGGATCAGAACTCAATCCAAAAGAATTTCCATAAAGATTAGCATCTACAATATCACTAACAAAATTACCATAACGAAGCATCATAAGTAACTTTGCAGAAAGAGAGGCAGTATTAAAACCAAAAAAATTCAAAACAGCAGCAGATCCGTCCTTTTTAGAACCATACATAATTGTTAAAAGATCAGCAAGGGACACAGTAGAACCAGAAAGAACAAAATAAGGAATATCATTTGTAATAATCTTATTAGCGTTAATGCCTGATGCCTGAACCGGATTATCCTGCATATTCATAAGAGCCTGAGGAAGGTTCTTATTAATCAAACGCAACGGAACAAAATACCAGTCCAAATATTCACGGATACGAGTATACGCAGCTGTATTAACGGGTTGAGTACGAGTAAACAACTGATGACGAATCTGAAATTTGTCACCTGGATAAACCAGTTTATAATAAACTGGCAAAAGTTCACCAGCCTTGCTGGTGAAACAGATACGACGAGAAAGATCGAAACCGGACCTGTGAGGGTGATTCCGAACATCTCCAAAAGAAAATAAGTTTGAAGCCATAAAATTAAATTTCGCGATAATAAATATCGCCAAGGTTAACAACAGAATAAAAAGATTCTGCATAATGAGAATCCGAAAGGATCTGATTCAGTTTTGAAACCTTATGAGAAAATTCCACGAAAGACCGAGCATTCAAATAAATCTCAGTCACGAGATAAAACTGATTATCTTCCAGCATATTGGAAGACTGATACAAATACGCCTTGTAAGGACGACGACTAGACATTATAATTAGCTCTCTCCGTGAAAAAATTATTCATATCATTCAAGTGCCGATGCTTCACCTTCGAATGTACAAGAGCAGAAAGTTTGGAACGACACATAGAGCCTAATCCGGACTCTGCAAATTCTCTTTGTCTTTCTTCGGTTTGATTCCAAAAAATATCCGACCAATCGCTTTCAAAAGACTGAGAATCTGAAAAAAGATTTTGGAGGCTTTGTTTTTCTCTGACATCAAAAAACTCTTTAGATAACTTAATCGCGGAATGGATCCTATTATAATCTACTCGCGGAGAGAAAAGGGAGAATCCCATCGAAGACAGAAAACTCTCACAATGCCGAAAAAATATATAAAAACGGCTACAAAAAGAACGCTCAAAAAACTCATCACCAAGAGCGCCTCGGGTAGGATCGATATGAAGAAACTGCATAATATCAGTCATGACAGAATCTTCAGACAACTCTTTCACTGTCTGGCTTTGTCGGTCAGACGAGTAGTAATGCCAATAAATTAGCCTGGGTATCTGGAAGATGGATGATTTCCAGTAGGCTGGCCGCTGGCAGATATTCCGAGCAAGTCGTAATATCTCAACATATTCAGATACAGTACGACGGCTATGTGCGACGGGTCGAAAAAAGCAGGTATCGATAATCGAGCTCCATGGCCGAATAACTCTATACTTGCCATTGACCGGCACGCTGATTCCATCAAGGAGTTTAGAAAAGTCTCCTTTCCTACTTTCTTCAATGGAAGATGAAAAGAACTGAAATCCAAAGCGGTTAGAGAATCGTGCAAAAGGACGAATGCAGCGATTTTCTTTGAAATGTAGGGGAAGAGATGTAAAGCTATTAAGATATCCCGCAACGTACGACTCAGCCTTTCCTCTGGACGTAGAGCAATCGACACGTCCAAATTTCCAGCATGAATTAACAACTCGGATAAAATTCTTGGCGAGTTTGTCGGAGTCAAAGAAAAATAAGATATGGAAATGCGGGCGGAAAGAGACGGGTCCGTACTCTCCCACAATGTATGTATGTAATTTTTCATGGTCAGGATTTAAATCACGAAGCAAGATCTGCTTACGTACACGTTTCATAAATAAAGACAAGTCCTTATGACAAAGAAAACCATAACGACCGGCATACTGAGGGTACTTTCCTTTAAAAGACAAATCTGCCTGGAGAGCATAACGATTCCAATATTCTTTCTTACAAGAAAAATCAAAGTCAAACTGCTGATCCATCGCTAAACCGAGAACAGGCCGAACGTGCTTAATACCATGAAAAGTGAAAGTACGAGTAAGCCTACGACGAGGACGAACAAAAGCATGAACAGCAATATTATCTTCATCGATCTCCTGAGTCTCAACTTCATAATAAGGGACAAACTCATTTTTATAAGTGAGACTAACAAAATAGCAATGTTTCGAAACAGACTTCTGAGCATAAATACGATTTTCAGCAAGAACAGACTTAGAAACCTTACAAGCATCACAGACACCACAGGGAACGAGAATAATATCACCAGTATAGGGGTTAATAACTTCACGTTTGTGTTGACATTCAGTGTAAAACTTATTGACGAACTCTGCGGTATCCATGATGTAAAACCTAATCCTTATCGTTAGACAAAAGGTAAAGATTCTCTTCGGGGAAGGAATCGAACACAAGCACGTTTCCGGAACTAGGTTTTAAATTTTCATGAAGAAAATGAAGAAGTTCAGCTTCCTCAACAACATAAACAACAGGTTCAACAGGACGCTGAGGATCGTTGTTTTTAGCATGTTTTAAGACTTTGAATAACATAGTACAATTATTTTGATGAATAACAATGCAATAATAAAAACTAAAAGGTAATATACAAAATAAATGAACAGAAAAATGTATAGATAATTTCTATAGGAAATAAAATTTAATAAATTCTTCAAATTCAGTAGGATAGGTGTCACTTTTGCATAGTAAGGACGAGAGAGTTGAATCGATGAAGGTGACATCGATTCCCTTCGGGCAAAAGTGTAGGCTACGCTAAATTCTCCATGTACGCGGCTTCGCCAAACAACGTTTAAAGGACAACAAATCCTTCGGACCGGAACAATAAAGAAATTCTTAACGGCTTCTAAGGAAGCCTAAATTCCTTTCTTATTCCTTTTGTTTTTTGTTATCCGACCTGTGGTCGGCGCTCCGCTTGTAGACCTTCGGTCTGTTCCGGGCGCAGCATCGCGCCCTACACGAAACCTAACGTGACTGAACATGACGTAATGGATGTTTACGGGTCAACTTCGTTGACGGCGTGAGACGTGGTTAACACAAAGCAAGGGAAAGAGCGCCGCAAGAGTAGGAACTATTCTCAAGGGCGCTAGGATGTTTACGCGATTCCGCGACACGGACTTCGTCCGGCGCTCTCACTGCGTTAATGGTGTCCTACGGACAGTGTTAAAGGGCTGTAAAAACAGCCCTAAAAGAACAGAATACAATCAGAATAAGTTAAATGAAAAGGAGTAGGTAAAGTATTCTGATCATAAAAAGAAGACTCAAAATGATACCTAACTACAGAGTCAGGATAATACTTGCGAAGACTATTCAAAGACGAACGAAAGTTATTACCACTAAAATCATAGACAGGAAGCAAAGTGCCATCCAACAATATTGTAAAAACATTACAAGTTTTAAAAACTGAATAAATAGCATTAGCTTTCTCAAAATTAACCCGAAATAATTTGTTTGTTTTCATATCCTTTGTTTTTGATTACATTACAAAGATAGCATTTTATTATGCAATTCCAAAGAATATAATGTTAAATAACATATAAAAATGTTAATCGAGTAGATTCCTCCGGTTGTAAACCGGAGGAGTAATTAACGACTAAAACCTTTAACCGTCTTATGCGAGGCGCGAGGATAATTAGACATGGCACCAACACCAGTACCGGCAGCAGCACCAGACATAATACCACCAATAAAATCACGCCAAATCTGCTGCGCACGAAAATAAGCCTTGCGATTCATCAAGGAATGGCCTTCACGCTTTGCAAACAATTCCTGCATATCTCTCTGAAGGCGGGAAAGCTGAGATTCATAAATATCCATATTACCACGACTAGTAGCAACAGCACCGGCAATAGATTTGTATGAACGATAATAAGCAGCATTAGACTGATATTCCTCTTTCATCGCACGAATAAAGTATTCAGAAAGCTTCTCGGACTGCTCGTTAGAAATATTTAAACCTCGGGTACGGGCAATAGATTCACTATATTCTGCCAATCGATTCTTAATGGTAGCCAAAGACAACAAACCTTGCGCATACTGAGAAAACAAATTAGCGGAATACGAATAAAGCTGCATCTGTTGCT